AGGCCAGGAAACTTCCCGTCGCGATACGCTTCGAGCGCGCGAATGGCCGCGTCCGCGCCTTCCTTGATGTCTTTGGGTACGCCCACGGCGGCGATGGTGTAGGCTTCCAACAACGCCAGCAGCCGCGTCCATTTCGCGATCAAAGTCGCGTCCACCGTGTAGCCGCGCGTGTAACTCTCGATCTGCACCGCCGCCCCATCAATGCACACTTGGAGCCCGTCCGGCTGCCCGGCATTGGCCAGAGCCGTCGTGAGCTTCGCCTGCAAAGCCGGCGTGAGCAGCAGTTGGTCGGGAGTCATGGTTCGCCCGGGGAGAAGCCGGGCCGGGGCGCAAGCGCCCCGGCCCGTGGTGAATCAATAGGGCCGGCTGTAAAACGCGCTCAGGTTCGTGAGAATGATCGAGGCGTTCGTGTTCGCGAAGCTGCTGAGCCGGAGCGCGCGCAAGCCGGCGAGTTGGGCCGCCGACCAGTTCGTGCCCCACACGACGGCCGTGGTGCCGTTCGCGGCGACGGCGATGCTGGCAAAGGCCGTGGTGGTGAAGTTCGTGCCGTCGGCACTGCTATACACCGAGAACGTGCTCGTGCCCGTGCCTGCCTGCATTTGGGCGAAGGTGCCCTGCAAAGCCAACCCGGCGCCCTGCTGCACGACCAGCGTGTTGTTGCTCACCGTGGTGGTGTTGCCCGCGACGGTCGGCGGGATGTTGGTGCAGGTGACGAGGGCCGTGGGTGTGGTTTGCGCCTGGGCCGGGGGAACCGCGGCCAGGGCAATAAGACTGAAGGCGGCCAGAAACAGGCCGGAGAAACGAGTTTTTAGAAAGCGCATGGGGAGAGTGGAAAAGGTTGGTAATGGGCCGGGCGCAAGGCGCCCGGCCCGGTGGAATCAGGTGATGGCCAGCAACCGCGCACAGGCGCTGCCGGTTTTCTTGATGTCTTGATCCCAGTCCACGGGATACATCGTCGAGTTATTGTCTTCGTTGCGATACTCGCGCACGCCGTCCACCAGCACGCTGCTGGTCGAGAAGCACTTGAACGCCGAGGCGTCGTCTTCGCTGGGGTTGGGCGCGGTATGAACGATCACGCAATAGCCGCCCATCAGGCGCGACTTAGTGACGGTGGCCTGGCCTGGCTTGGTGACGGTCACAACCGACGAGGAAATGATGAGCTTCACCGGGTAAAGCAGGCCGGTGGCCAGATTTTCGGTGGTGATGCTCATGCCGTCCTTCACGCCGAGGCGGGCCTTGGCCTTGGTATTCATGCGCAGCTTGCGCCATTCGCTGACACCCATGACGATGGCCTTGTTCTCGGCCGTGCCCGTGTCGAGGCTGATCGCGTCCAGTTGCTCGTCGAGTTGGTCCAGTGGGTCAACGTCGTTGGCACTCCAATTGCCGCTGCCGGCCACGGCGGTGAGGTTGGCGAATACGAAATCCACCACCTGCTTGCTGTACGCCGTGGCCTTGGCGTTCAGGAGTTTCTTGAGCTTGAGCCGCGGCAAGTCCGGGCCGCGCGTGCCGGCCTGGGCGATCTCGTAATCGTCGAGGCCGATGTTCAAGCCCTGCGGCTTGCAGACGTAAGTGCCGTCCGTGGCATCCGCCTGCACGATGTTGCGGGGGCCGCCCAAGGCGCGGGCGGTATCCGGCGCTGCAAACGCATTGCGGTCGTCGTAGATTTTATAGGTGCCCGTAGCCCCGCCGACTTCGACGATGGGGCAGAGGGTGTTGGCGAGGTCGAACGCTTTGAGCCGGTCCTGCATGAGCCCGAAGGCGTAGGTGGACAAAAACTCGTTGACCGTGGCGGTGGTTTTTAGCGACATAATTTAGCGGGTGAAAATGAGAGTTTGAAAGGGTGGCCGATTAGCTGGCGAGGTAGAGCGGCGCGTGAGTTGCGACTTCGATCAAATCGCCGGTGACGCCCGTTTCGAGCGCGGTGCCGACGATGTAACGCTCGCCCGCGGCATTGGTAACGATGGTGCCATCCGTGTGTTGCTTCACCTTGTCCCCCTTGGTGATCGCGCCGCCGCATTTGAGCTGCACGGTGCCGGCCAGCGCGCCGAGGATGCCGACCGTCATGGTTTCCGTGGTCGTGCCGCTCGTGAGCGGCGGCTCCAAAATGACGCCGGTGGGGAAGGTGGCCGCCGCGGCGGTGACGGTGCCGACGCCCGAGGCGAAGGTGATGAGGTAGCCCACCTTGGCGGTGTAATCCGCGGCGGGGGCGAGGGGGATGATGGCGTTGGCACGCCGGAAGAGATTCGACATAGAGCTATGAGTTAGGTTGCGGTTGCGGTGAAAGGGTCAGGCGAACAGGGCGGGCTTTTCAGCGACGGCGCGCTTGAAGGCGGCCTCGAAATCCAAACCGTCGCGCTTCTGCACGGCGGACACGGCGGCTTGCTGTTCTGCGCTCCGGGTGGCGGGCGAGCCGCTGCCGTTGGGGCTGGGCCGCGCACTCAGGGGCACGGCGCCTTTGGTGAGGTTGGCGACGATTTCTTTGAGCGCAGCGGTGGGCACCAGCTTGAGGCCGTCGGCACTGAGCGGGATCACCTTGCCGTCGCGACTGGCTTCGGCCAGCAGGGCGGCGCGCTCTTTTTCGTCGGCGGTCAGGGAGTTGGTCTTGAGCTGGGTTTCCAGTTCGGTGATGCGCGCAGAGAGCGGCACGAGCTGCGGGGCATTGGGCTCCGCGAGCTGCTTGAGCGTGGCTTCGATGGTTTCGAGTCGCGCGGTGAGGGCGGCCAGTTCCGGGGCCGTGCCGGGTGTAGGTTCGGGCATGATTTTTGTGTGTGGTTGGATACCCGCTGCCGGCATGGCCGCGGAAAGGGTGCGCAGCATCGAAGTAATTTCGTCGCTGGCGGAGAAGAGGGTGAGACCGTAAACCGCACCGGTTTTGGTGAGCGCGGCAGAGTGCAGGCCGATCACGCGGCCATTGTCGAGAAACACGGCGGGGGACAAGTCCTCGAAGTTGTCCGCCATGTCGCCGCCGGTCTTGGTCCAAGTGGCCTGCTCAAAATAGAGGCCGTCGCCGCGGACGATCTTGGGGGCGCCCATTGAAGCAATGGGCCGGGGTTCCTGGCTGCGTTCAAACTCCGGCGTGCCGGGAACCGTGTTATGCTCGAAATCCAACGCCACCCGCTCGCGCCCGATCTTGCGCTGGTTCGCGTCAAAGACTGCGGCGCTCGCATCGTCCAGCAAAATGTCGCCGTAGATGGTCTGGTTGACACCCCAGTTCAGCAGCTTGATACGACCGGGCAACTCCGCCGCGCCCTTGGCCGGAGAGGCCAGGCCGGGAATCACGCGGAGCGAGACAGAGTTGCTGTTCACGCGGAAAGCCTACCAGCCTCCCGCCGAGTCGCACGTTACCGGGAAACGCCATCCGCTGGGGTTGTTCGCGCAGAGGCGCGGAGGGCGCAGAGGAGGGCGCGCAAAAGAACCCCGCCTCAGTCTGCTCTGCGTGCTCTGCGCCTCTGCGCGCGCCTATTTGCCCCGCGCTTTACGCCCACGGCGCGGCTTGGAGCAGGAAGGCCCGCATCCCAGCGGCCAGCACCAGCGGCTCCGCGGCGGGCGTGAGTTTGCCGTCGGGCGTGATGGGCAGCATGGGGCGCGCGGGCATCCCGTGATTGCGCTTCATTTCCGGCGTGCCGCCGAATTGGTGGATCGCCGCATACTTCCGATCCGAACTGACCATCGCATAGCTCGACGTGACATTAAGCCGCCAAGATTGCCGCAGCGCCGTGGTCAGTTGCAAGTTGCTGGGCGTGCCGTCGCGCTTGTCTTTCCACGCGATGGGCCTCAAGTGCGCGCCCACGCTGTTGAAATTCCCCACCGTGATGGCAAGCAACGTGTTGCCCATGCCGCGCCAGACGGCGGCGGGGTTCTTCGCGTTGGCCTGGACGCGGCCAATGAACGGCGTAAGCGTGTCGCCGGTGATTTGGGAAATGAAGCCGGCCATGTCAGTTCGCAGTTTGCTTGAGCCAGTCCAGCACAGTCTTGCCCGGCCCGACCTCGGTAGCCTTGGCCCAGTGTTCAAACGCGGCCCATTCCGGGCCGGCATACCGTTCCTTTAGGGTGGCTAAATCCAGGTGCAAGTTGCCCGGCGTCGCGCGGAAGGCCCCCTTGCCCGACGGCGCAGACACGTCGTAGGACCGGGCGAGCTTCTGGGCGCCGGTCGGGTCCGTGATGTCCACCGGGATCGCGCGCGTCACCTGCCCGTCATTGATGCGCCGCGCCACTGCGCCATCGAGGACGTTCTGCGCTTCCGGCGGTCGGGACGCATCCGCGGCCTTCTCCATTGCGACCAGGTCGGGATTCATGGGCCGCACGCTACACCGGCAGCCCCAATCCCAGGGCGGGAAATGCTCATCCCAAAACGGGTCATCTTTCGGCAGCACGATGCCGTTCAGCGCCAGGTGCGAGTCCCGGACGTGATCGTCCTCCGTCGCGAGGTATTGCCAGTGCGTCGTGTCCGGGTCGGCCTGGCCAGTTTCCCAGACCGCGGCCTGGTAGGCTTGGAAACCGTGGGTGCGCAAGAGCAACTCCGCCCGCTTTTCGGCATCGTCGCCGAGGTCCGGCGCCAGTAAGTCGGCGATGTTGCCCTTGGCCTTTTTCCAGTCCTCGCCCGCCGGGAGGCTGGCGATTTCGTCGCGCACCCGTTCGATGACGCGCAGCGATTCAATCCCGCTGACCGTGATCGCCCGCGCCCGCAGTTCCGGGAGCAAGCTGTCGAACGCGGCGCGGGTGAACGCCGGTTTGCCCCGGAGGAGGGAAATAGCCTCCTCGTGGGGGGTGGCGAAGCTGGCGGCGGTAGGCATCAGTCAGGCGAGTTCGCTAGGAGCTTCATTTGCCGGTCGTTTAACCCGTTTGGCGCGTTTTCAGGGCCGGGGGCGGTGTTGACACCCCCCGGCAGCCCCGATGGCTGTACGGGCTTCCTAGGCGTTCGGGCTTCATGGGTGCGGGATGCCTCCCGCGGCGCCGCTGGCGGCGGCCAGTTGCAAGGCCCGCTCCAACTCGTCGGCCAGGCGGGCGGCCGGCCAGTCGGCGTAGAGGTTTTGGAGGCGGCCCAGGGCATCCTCGCGGCTGGTGGATTCGAGCAACGCAGCGCGGAAGGGCGCCATCGCCCCGCGGTAGGCGGTGGCCAGGGCGGGGGCGTGGGTGCGCACCAGGCGGGCGGTGGGGTCGGGAGCGGATGCCGGAGGCCGGATGCCGGATGCCGGGGCGGAGAGGGGGACGGGGGCGGATTCCGGTTGCCGGATGCCGGAGGCCGGTTCGGCGGCGGAGTCTTCGGGGTCCGGCATCTGGTTCCCGGCATCTGGCATCTGGTTTCCGGCATCCGGTTTCTGCCCCCCGGCATCCGGCATCTGGTATCCGGCCACCGCCGCCACCTTCCGCTGCAATTCAAAGCCCACCGTTTCGCTGATGCCGGGCAGCGCCTCGTCGGTGGGTTCCAAGCCGGCCTGGCTGAGCTTCACCAGCGTGTCGGCGGTGGCGGCAATCTTCTCCGGTGCCACGCCGCCCCAGACGATGCGCGGCGGGCGGCCGGGCAGGCCATTGATGCGAAGGAACTGGGCGAAGACATTCTGCCGGAGACTTTCACCCAGCTTGAGCTGGTCCCACGCGCGCAAGTCGCCGCGCACCTGGCCCTGCAAATCCGCAGTGCCGCTGCCCAGGCCGGTCGGTTGCGCCTGGCTGCTGAGCGTCTGCCCGACGATGAGCAGGGAGATTTCCCGGTTGCACAGGTTGCCAAACTTTTCGTGCGCATCGGCGCTGCCGCTCAGGGCGATCTCCTGCATTTCCAACCGCGTCGAGGTGGAAACAATCAGCCCGTGAATCCGCTTGTCCGGCGCGAAGGCGGCGGTCAGCATGTCAATCCCGGCCTTGTCCTCAGGTTCGACAAACGCAGCGGGGTAAGGCTTGCCCCAGGTTTCGATGAGGTGGGCAAACCAGTCGCGCCCCTTGTTCCGCAGCAGCCACCAAAACACCAGGCCGCGCATGGGGCCGCCCCAGTTGTCCCGCAGCCCGACCATCAAGTGCCCGCGGTAAACCCAGTGCCGCTCGGGATCGGCGGGCTGGGTGGTGGTCAAGACGTAGCCGGTGGTGGGGTCAACGTCGAAGAACCAGAGGTCGGGCTCGAAAGGGCCGGATGCCAGAGGCCGGATGCCGGAGGCCGGGGGGCGGAAGCAGTACGTGGCCGGGTTCACCGGGACGAACTTTTCCAGCTCATACCGCAAGCCGTCCGTGCCGGGACGGAAAATCTTCTCGCACGTCGCCAGCGGCCAGACCACGGAATCCAACTGCGCCGCCAGGCCGTCGCTCCAATTCTTGCAGCGTTCGATCATGGTGTCGCACGCCTCCGCCGCGGCCACATCGGCGGGATCATCCTTGTCATTCGGGACGAGTTGCCACGGCTCGCAAATCACCGCCAGCTTGCGCTTTTGCAGCTCGGCCTGAACGTGATTGTCCAGCGTGATGTCGCGATACAGCGCAAACAGGGCCTTCACGTCGCCGGATTCCGCGGCGCGGAGCGCGGACTGAATGCCGCTGGCGGTAATCGTGGCGCTCACGCTGCGGGGCTCCGCGTGAAGCGACAGCCGCGCCCAGGCGGTCAAGGGCAGGCCGGTGGCGCTGGCGAGTTTGGCGGCGAAGGTGCGGAGGAGGTTCATGGTTGGGTCGTATGGGGAGAATCGCGCAGAGGCGCAGAGCACGCAGAGGATTTCGTGGCAATTTCCGTTGCCGCTTTCCCTCTGCGCTCTCTGCGCCTCTGCGCGCCATCCGTTGGCGGCGAGAAAGGGAAGGCCGCTCGTTGCCGGGCGAGGCGCTGGGCGGGCGTGAGTCGCAAGCGCGGAGCGGCGGCGGGCTTGAGGATGCGCTCGGCCCAGGCGGCGCCGCGGCGGCCCCAGACCCAGGCCAGCGTGCGTTTGCCTTGCACGATGTAGCTGGGCCAATCGTGCGCGGTGCGCACCAGGTGCGGAGGTTTCGTAGGCATCAGTAATCCTCCCCGGTGCGGATGGTCATGGCCCAGGCTTTGCCACTGCCGGCCTGGCCGCCGCAGAGGCTTTGCGCCAGCCGGCCATAGCCGCGGGCGAGCAAGAAATGGTTTTCGATGCCGTCGAGGTAGTCGCCGACTTCGCCGGTGGCCGCGTCTTTCTCGCGTTGACTGCCCGCGAGCAAATGGCTTTCCAGCGTTTCCAGAATCGCGGGCGAGCCGGGCTTGCGCGTAGGCAGCAGGCAGGCGGGCGTGTTGCGCACCGCGCCGTTGACGACTTCGATCACATTCTCCGCCGGCGTTAGAAACTCGCGCACCGCGTTGTCAATCGTCTCGAAACGATTGGCTTCGATGCACGGCACGAACTTGGTCTGCCCGCCTTCCTCGAATTCCACGGCCGTCTGCCCCACGCCGGCGCCGAGCTTGTTGCGCGTGAAGCGAACCACCGCCGCGCGGAGCCCGCGCCAGCGCCGGTTGCGCCCATCCCAACTCAGGCCGTTGGGGAGCGAGACAAAGCAATCCGCCGCGTTCCAATCCGGCACGCGCGGCCAGCGCGAGAGTTCGCCCAGGCCGTTCAGAATCATCGCAATCGTGCGCGATTCATTCACCAGGGGCCGTTCGTCCACGAACAGCGCGGACACATTGAGCGCCCGACACCGCGCCACCACGCGCGCCACCACATCGCCCGCAGAAATCTTTTCGGCGGCCAACACGCGGCTGCCCTCGGGACACAGTTCATTCACCAGCAACCAGCAACGGTCGCCCATGTCCAGCCCCGCATAGCGCGGTGGCAGGATCATCGTGCCGCCCGTGCCGCCGTACTCGTAGGGGTTCGTGGTCTGCGCCCGGAGCAGGATCTGCGGCGTGAGGCTCTGCGCTGCCGATTTCGGGCTGGCCAGGCGGTCGCAGCAGAAGGAAATCATTTCCTCGCCATCGGCCACGGCGCGCGTCCAGTGCGCGACGATTTGCGCGAGGTCAATGGCCGGGATGCCGAGCTGCGAGATGCGCCACGACCAGCGGCGCAAGGCAATGCGTTCCGGGCGCAAATGTTCCCAGCGCACTTTGGCGCGATCCAACTCTTCGCCGGTGTCCGGGTGCGCGAGGTAGTAGTGACCGTCGGGCGTGTATTCCGCCACGGTGGCCGGATTGCCGGGCCGCTTGAAATCCCCTTCCCAGGTCAACTGCGGGTCATCTTTGCGCGGCATCCCGCGCACGGCGCAGCGGCAGACTTGGGGCCAATGCTCCTCGGGAGTCAGGCCCTTGTCGCCGTAGCGCGCGGCCTTGACCGAGAGGCGCATCACGCCCTGGCTGCCTTGTTCCCATTGCCGATTTTGCCCGGCGCCGTGGACGCGCTGGGTGCCCACGATGATTTGCAGCCGCAGCAGCGAGGCCGTGAGACGGCCACTCAGAAACTTGGCCTTGTCGCGCGGGATGTCGTCTTCTTCGTCGCGTACGACCACGTCGAGCGAGAAGCTGGTGGGCACGTGCTGCAGGCCGCGGAACATGCCCACGGCCCTGCGCTGCCCGTCCGTCACGAGGAAGGCGCCCTTGGTGTTGACCGCGCGCCCGGACTTGTTCACGGCCTTGCCCACTTGGGTCATTTGCGCGAACCAGCCGATCTGGTCCATTACGTCGGGGCGAAACTTCGCGTCCACGATGCTGTCCGCGAGCTTGTCGTCGGGCAGATAGACGCCCGCGTTGAGGAAGCGACAGGCGGTCAGGTAGGCCGCCAGGTTTTGTTCGAGGATGGTTTTGCCAAACTGCGCGCCGCCGGCAATGACGAGCGTGGAATCTTTCAGCGGTTCCTTGCCGGATTCGCTGCCCAGCACGCGGTCGAGCGTCTCGACGATTTCCGCCAGCGCCTCGCGGCCGTTGAACGTGTAGGGGCCATACTCGCCGCCGCCGATGGGCACGCGGGCATGGTTCAGCAGGAACTCGCGAAAGGTGCGCACGCGCGGCGCGGCCACGGCGCGGGTGTCTTGGGATAACTTGGCTTCAAACGCTTTGACTGAGGCCTCGCAATCGGCAGCGCGGAGAACAGCCGCCGCCACCGCCCGGTCCCGTTCGGGGCACAGTTCATCAAACAGCAGGCGGCGGGCTGGCGCCGCCGGCTTAGCTGGTTTGGGCTTTGACGATTTCGCGCGCACGGCGGTATAGCTCCATTGCCTCGGGGTGTTGCCGGAAACTCTCCGCCAGCTCATCGAGGCCGATTTCGATTTTGCTCTTCATGGCCGCGGCAAATTTCTCCATGTCGAGCGCGCGGTCGGCCCGGTGCTCTTCCAACTTGGACCATTCCAGCACGGGCCGGAGCATGGTGACGATCTGGTCAATGTCCGGCGCTTCCCCGTGCGCGGCTTGCTGGGCAACGAGATTCTTGAGCCAGGCAATCAGCGTGGCCACGCGCGCGCCGCCGTCTTTGAACTGCGCTTCTAACTGGTCGCTGGCTTCCTTGCCGCTGGTGATGCGCGCGATCATGCGCTCCGGCGCGGTCGCTTTCCACCAGCGCGAAATGCTGCTGTCGCTGGACTTCACGCCCATTGCCGCCAGGCGTTTCACGGCTTCCGTGGCGGGGATACCTTCGCCGCCTTGCGTCGCCGGGGTGAGCCAGGCGTTGAGGTCGGCGGCGTGGGCGTCGAGCGGGCTCTTTTGTTTGCGCTGGTTCACTTGTCGAGTTCGCGGGCCTTGGCCAGACCGCCTGGGGTAAGCGTCCATTGGCGGCCCAGTAAATCGTCGTTGCGGCCGGCGACGTGCCCGGCTTCCTCAAGCTCACTGAGCCACTCGCGGCGTTCGGTGCGCGTGCTCTCGGGATAGGCCAGGCCGAGTTCAAGCAGCAGCGTGGACTCCGCCACCGGGCCGGCACCGTGCCGTTTCAAGGCCACCAAAAGGAAGGCTTTAGGTTTCATGGGGGTGTCGCGCGCAGAGGCGCAGAGGGCGCAGAGAAGTCGGGCAAACTCTCATTGAGAAACGCAGCCAATGCTGACGCCTGCAGACTGACCTTGGTTTGTTGTTCCGAGGCAGGTAAGTCCTCGATCAAGTAGCACAGGTTGAGCGCTGCCGACCTGGCCTGGCCAATCCTATTGATCAGGGCAAGCTCTCTGCCAGTCGTCGCTTTGGTGAATTGCGACAACTCCAGAAACAGCCTGTCGATTGCCTCGGTATTCATGGTGTTTTCTCTGCGTTCTCTGCGGCTCTGCGCGAGCTGCGTTTCACTTTTTACGGAGGGACATCAGATCCGTGTGGAGACTGCGAAGGGTTTCTTGCACGCCTTCGATCACGCCACCCAGGCGCGAGACGACGCTGAGCATGTCATCAATGCGCCGGTGGACGTTGCCGATCTGCTCGCGTTGCACGCGCTGCACATCCTGGATGCCGGCTTCCAACGCGCAGATGCGTTGCTCCATCGCCGAGTGGCGCGCGGAAACTTCCGTATCGGTGGGATGCCTGGGCGCGGCTTCGACGGTGATGGGCGAGGGGAGAATCCGGGTGGTCTGCGGATTGCGGCTGCGCACCGCGTGCAGGATGCCGAAGACAATGCTGGCAATGATGCCCAGCCCGGTCAGGGCTGCGCCGAGCAATACCAGCTCGCTCTTGAGATGCGTGTCGGGGACGTTTTGGAGTTGGGCGAACATGGGGAGGATTTTCAACACGGAGACACGGAGGGCACGAAGTGGGGAAAATCCGGGGAAACTGGCGGCGGTGTGCTAGCCGGTTTCGGCGCTTGAGCCTGCAGGTATTCGCGGCAGGTGACGACGCCCGCGGGCTCGTGGCTGGTGTAGCCGCAGGTGCTGGACCAGGCGGCCACGTAGCGCGCCCCATGCTTGGGACACCAGGCGAGTTTCAAGTGCCGCGTCATGGGCTCTCAGTGTTCTCCGTGCCTCCGTGGTGCATTACCGGGCCGGGACCGTGCATTGC